GACAACTGAACGGCACGGATAAATCAATATTTGGAACTAGCTTTTCGTAGGCCCTGCGAAGGTAAGTAGAGTCTTTAGCTGGCATACCATCAACAAAGGTGTTAATAGATTTTCCATCATCATACCCATTAACAGAAACAATAATAAGCTTAAGCTGATCTGTTAGGTTGCTCTCGGGCATCTTCTTCTTTTTCTTGCTTTCTGTCAATTTTGTAAGATACTGCTCATCTCTGCTGGTCAGGAGCTGCACTTCGACCTCGACTTTTGTTTGCGGAACAGTAACGATAAAATTATCACCATTCGGGCGCACATCGTACTCGCCCCAGTCGTCACCGTGATACACGTCCAAAGAAGTCAAATCATATTCTTGATCTGAAGTGGACGCACAAGATGGACAGACTGTTTTGGCCCCATACAACTCGCCATACCCTGTTATGCGGGATGCTACGAGAATAGCGTTCTTATCGCCCACCAAGAGTGTATCAGTATTGATCGACGGGTCTGCCAAGATGTTCTTAACAAAGCGTTCGATGGCCATACCATTCTTCAATAGTGCTTTAGATGAAAGGATGTCTTCATCTTTTGCTGTCATAAAACGGATCTCGGCCTGTTCTTTGCCGCGCAAAGGATGGCCCTCGGGGTAATACTTTCCCCTAGAAGGCAGGTCGACGAACTCCGTTGGCGTCGAGAAAGAAAAGCCCTGACTAGGCTCTTCGACGGGAGGAGCGGCTGACGGCTGCTGTGCGCCGAGACGGTCCATATTGTTTCTACTCAAATTTCACCTCAATGAATGTTTGTGTCTTATCAGGTCGACCCGAGCTTAAAGAAGTCGTTCTTTGGCGCGCCGGGGACCGTAGCGTTGTGGGCAGTGACACAATCCGCCCAATCATAACGGAATTTCAAAGTAATCTCCGAAAGTTCATCACTATCGTAAGACAATTCGCTATAGCTGACCTCGGTAAGGAACGCGCCGTTCAGGCTCCACTGTTCGATCCGTTGTCCTTCGTTATCGATTTGCTCGATAAAGACACCGCCAAGCGATGCGATCGAAGAGGCTTTTGAAATAGTCGACGTTTCTTCAGGAGTTGTAGCAATACTGGTTGGCAATCTGTAACCAGAGCCGGCGATTATAGCGAGAGTATTTGCCACGGCATCAGGATTGACCGGATCAACAAGAGTGACGCTCACTGGCTGCCAATCGACTCGGCCGGGATAATAAAAAGTGTGATTCAAATAAGCGTGCTTTATTTCACCAATACTAAAGGCTGGCTTATTCACCTTCTTGGCGTACCAGCTAGCACCATAGGGCAAGTTGCCGATGGTAACCAAAAACCTATAATTTCTCTTTGGGTCTTGACCCGCTGAATCCGTCCAAAATGCCATATTATGTTACTCCTTGTTTCTCATCATAGTAAATAGTGGTGAGGGCAGAAAACCGCCCTCTTTTAAATTAGTCCTCAAATGAAGCGCCGGTTCTGGAGATAACGAAGTCGATTGCAATAAACTCGATTGATCTGGCTGGCTTGAGGAAGATCTTAGCGTACAAGATGTTCCGGTCGATAAGATCGGGGGTTGTAGTCGTCTCATCCAGCACAACCTTAAACTCGGTCAACCCGAGCCTAGACATCACGCTGCCCAAGAAGGGGTTAGCTTGTGCGAGGAAACGGGCCCACGTTGCTTTAACGTTTTGGTCAAAAAGGACGCCGGCGGCAATTCTGGAGATCTCTTTCTTAATGTAGATCATCAGGCGGCGGACGTTGATCCTGTCAAGAGCCGAAGGCGTAACTTGCAGTGTCTTCTGACCGAAGACCACGATTCCCTCGCTCGGGAACGAAGCAATTGGGTTGATGTTAGCAGTATAGAGCTTATCTCTATCACTTCTCACCAAACGCTCCGTGGTGTTCACGACTGGGAGGCCTGCGGCGCCGTCGGTAAGCCCACCTCTGGTAAACCCAGCAGGGGCGAACCAAAGCTCAGACTTGGCCTCCGAAGAAGCGTATGTTCCAAGTGCGACAACAGAAGGCGGCGTCCAAATAAGTTTAGAAGTGTTGGGATCGCGAATCTGGACCCAAGGGTAGTAAGTCGCGGCATAGCTAGAGTTAAGGTCGCGGCTTCTCAAAGAACTAATTGCAGAAGCCACCGTACCCACATTACTCTGGAATGAGTTGGTGTTCTCAGTGAATGGCGTGTAGACATCTTCGATGTCGATGACAGCCATTGCATCTGCTCTAGCCTCGCAAGTATCAATGAGATGCTTGGTGAGGTTCTTTGCGGTCAGCCCGGGCACAGTCACTAGATTGGTCTCGACGAACTCAGGATCGGCACAGGTATCGATTGCTCGCTTAACAGTGTTGTAAGCGTAGTTAGTGTACTGTGTGTCGGTAGAGCTAATATTGCTGTTTCTAAGCGGCTCGGCCTCGAAAACATCCCAGCCATCAAAGCCAGCATATAGAGGAGACGTAAACCGGTCGTAACCTTCATCAAGGATCTGCTTGTAAGAAGAGCCTAAAGCGGTGGTCGAATCACGTTCTCTTCTAGACCCGGATTGGAAGAAAGCTGACCTAGCTAGAGCCGAGGTGCCTCCGGTAAAGCTAGTGTTCGTCATGGCGCCGGCGCCGAGTTCAACGATAGTAACGGTTGTATTTCCATCGGAGCCTGCGTCCCTTTGTGTTACTGTAACTACATTGGCAGAGTTAGTTGCGCTGAAAAAATTACTATAGTTTATCGCGGTCTTGATATTGACTGCGATTGCAGTAGCTTGTAGTGAATCATCGCTGGTGCTATCCGTCGCTGCTTCGACATTCCCGTCAGTTGCGGCGGAAGTTGTAGTTCCGCCGGCGGCGTTTATGGTACAAACAACAGTTGTGCCGTTTGTCGCGACTAGTGTAATAGTGTCACCTGCTCCAATAACATCCGGGGAGTTTCCAGTTAGACTGGCGTCTCTATCGATAGTGATGGTACAGGTAGCTTGCGCGGTTTGATTTTCTGTTCTCACGTCATCAAGCGAGAAGGCCCAAGAATATTCTCTATCGGCCCCGGGGCCGGTAATCGTATCGGTTTGGGCATAGCCGGCTGGGAGGCGGCGGAGATAATCACCGTATCCGGGGTCGAAAGTTATGTCAGTGCGTGTTTTGCCTGTCTGAAGTCCGAAGTAGGCCTCTTTGTGTCTTCCAATGCCGCCATCGGAGGCTGAGATTCTGGTCAGTGTTGCCGGCCACACATATGAAGCGGTGTATTTATACCTACTCTCCGTCTGAGAGGCGCCGAATGCGATATTTGTTAGTCCAGATTGGTCATGTTGCAAGGCTCCGATTGCATTACAGTTATCGTCTCCCGAGAGAACAACAAAGGTTCCTGCCCGGTTGCCCTTAGCTTCAGTTGCTCTAGCTAACTCTGTTGAACCAGCGGAAGATGAAGCATATTGGAACGGATTGAACACAACAGTGCCCGTGGCTCCATCATCACCATCGTTAGACCTGACCAACCAACTAGTTGGGCGAATAGGACCAAAAACACCAAACGGCAGCAATTCTGGGTCGGCGGTGCCATTTTCAACAGAAGGGTTCATCTCGATTCGGATAAAACGAGATTGATTGACATACTGTCCATATTCTCGGAGTCTGTTTGTACTATAATCAAATGACATATACATATCACCGACCTTCGCTGCAACATAATCTGCGGAGGCAGGATTTAAATTGCAATTGGTGTATTGCTCAAGAATAACTGGAACATTGTCGGTGTCAGATGCTCGGCGGATTTGGATGGTAAATGTACCATACGGGTTAGACAGGCTCGTAGGCGCCTTGATGTCTGCGATGGAAATCTTGATATTGTTTTGAAGCCATTCGCCGGAATCGAGCCCGTGGAATTTAAAGAGCTTCGTCATACGCTCGGCAGCATAATGTGCGTACCCGGTAGACATGTCCTGCGAGAAGAACCAGCCAGACTCTGGGTTTTTGAATCCTTCGAGGTGATCATGCCACCCAACTGTCGCCGTGCTGCCACTTGCCGCGGCATTGCCAGATCCACTTGCGAGAGGGAGAAGAAGGCCATAAGAATTACCAGAGGTCCCAACAATATTAAACAAGTTGCTCTCGAAAGTTTCTCCCAGCCAATAATTGCCCTTACCCTCGGAAACCGTGGTGGAATCAACAACGCTTGTGTTTGTCAATATGGGATCCGTGTTGAAAACTTTCCGAATGTAATTCTCTGATGTTTTATCAAAGTTGAACTTTGTGGTATAAAGTGTATTTTGTGAGGTATCCTGAATTACACCTTCGAATGTATAACTTGAGTCTTCTGAGTGGATCATGGCACATGATGCTGTTATGGGGTTTTGTTCAGCCTGAGAGCCAATCGAGACTTGCTTACCTTTAAGTGTGAACGCGCCGTCTCGAATATACCAAACAGCAGCCAAGGAGCCCGTTCCCAAAGATGTGCCTCTAACATTCTCCATATCAGAGCCCGAAGGGATAATCCAAAGGCCATATGCGCCGCCGTTACTGGCCAGCGCTTTGGCCGGGTCTTTTTGGGTTCCAGCAGAAGTCTCGCCGGAAGTTGTCGTCGTCCACCCAGCCTGACCGGCAGTTGTTGCCTGATCATGCTCGGTGCCGAGAAGGCGGAAAATGTTTGCAGGAGCAACACCAGCGTTCAACCAAGCAAATGCGGCGTAAGCGGCATAGGTGGGTCCGGTCTTGTTTCCTTCGCGCCAAACGTCTCCGGAAGATGCGCCGGGAATTGGGTTGCCGAATGTCTCAACAAACTCGGCCAAAGAAGACACCTTATAGGGCCTCATAGCGGGGCCCTTGCGATAACGACCAATGATCGTGGGACCTGTTGCGTCCGGAATTCTCGGAAGCTGGGAATTATCTACTTCGCGCAGGAATATTCCGGGTGATACAAATCTAAACTTTCTAGCCAACGTTGACGACATTTAAAATTCTCCTATTATCGTTTAAATAATACGGTTTTTATTGGGTAACCTTTTACATAATAAATAGTATTTGAAAAAGCAAAAGGTGTTTTACTCTCTATAAAAAGACTTTACACCTTTCTTCGGATTGAACTCCGGGGAATCAGCGGTTATCACTCGCTCACGCGGGAACTTAACCTTGACTGCATTTTCTCTAATGGAGATCTTGGGGCGCTCTTCATTAATGCCCCCGCCAAGCAGATATCCTAGCACCTTAAATTTAATTACCGATTCATATGAACTCTCATCTTCTCCACTAATATCCAAAGACTGAAGAAAATCATTCTGAATAAACCCTTCGAAGCGGTGGCCCTCGTGGCTCATAAAGAAGTTGTTAATTTGGCCGGTGCCTGTTATAAACGGAGTAGCTATTTGGTTCAACTGGGCCTGATAGTTGGTGCGCACAGTAACGCTGTATTCCGCGGCGACATAAACAGGAATTGGCATTGTGATTGTTTCATATACAACCTTGTTGTTTCGGGGGCCGGGATAATTGCGTTGTCCGTGTCCGACCGAAGTGCCACTTAGAGTACCATATTTCCTTGCCGAATCTGCATTTAGAAAATTAGCTGTCTCGTCCTGATTGATCCTTCTTGCGACGGTTAGTGCTCCGCCGCGGGCGTCGGAAATGTTTGGTATATGAGCCCAAGCGGTGCCCTTAAACGCCGGATCTTTGGTCAAGGATGTTCTGTTAACAATAAGCAAAGGGAGTTTTATGACCCCGTTTAAGTCCCTAGAGTCTCTATTGGACTTAATTTGATAAGCCCTCTCTGCGGAGATCCATATAACTGGAACCTTTTTGAAGCCTTTGTTGGTTTCGGACGAGGCGTTAATTGAGTCGTTAACCCAATTATAAAAAGCCTGATCGATTGTCTCGATTGTTGAAGGCATAAGGGTGATTTCTCTTAGCCTACCATCGGCATCCTTAGTTTTTGTATAAGAATAGTCTGGTTTTTTAGCTGCCATCAAACAATCCCTCTCTTGCTCTCACGCACTTGGCGGATATTTCCATTTTATGACTAATCTGGCCGAATACCTGTTTGGGCTCCGATAGAACAGTGATCTCATAATATATATCTCCGTACAACACAAAATCTCCTTCGCGGACATAAAGATCTTGATCCTCTGTCAACCTTCTCTTGTGAAAATGAACCGTGATCGAGGACTCTTTATCCAAGCCAATGTTCGTATCAAACTTTGTCTGGATCCCGTCATACTCGACCAAAGCAAAGACCCTTACAGGTGGAAGGAAAGACTTGTTAATCGCCTCGCCATATAGGGGATGATAATTTGTTCTATCAATATCGATAGGATAATATATAACCTGTTGGCCAACAACTCTCTCAATAAGTTCGTCGTTAACCTGTTTTACAAGATCACGTTCCTTCTTCCCCAAGAACAGCGGAGGAGGAGGTTGTGATGGTTGTTTCCATTTCTTATCATTCTCCGACATTCGTTAGTTATCCTTGGTAAATTGGAAGAGGGATCTCCTGATAAACAGTGTCAATAGCTGTGACCATTGCGGCGTTTTGTTCTGCGAGGGCCTTATAAGTCATTTCATCCAATACGGTTTTAAGTTCCTCTTTGAGCGTTGTTTGCTCTTCTTTGGCTTGTGACAATAAGTCTGATGCGTTCAGAGTAACAGAATCACCCGGAATAGGTATAGTGGCAAACTTGCCCCTTATTTGGCCGAGCACCTCTTTTGATAAGGCCAGAGCATAACGTCGGATCCATTGCTTTCCTATCGAGTTAATATATTTATAAGGTATGTTAGGGAATGGCAGGGTATTCATATTGTTGATACCCTCAACACCTGTCTTCTTGCCCTCTTCTTCTTCCCAAGCATCAAGGTGCATAGTAAATGTAACCCACATTTTTGCTGGGATTTCTGCTTGAGGTACGGGGAAAAGCTTAAGTTTGTTATTGTGGACTTCATACGAATAGTGCGATAGCCTTGTATACATATGATCCTCGTAAGCCATCGCTTGGAGTTTATTGTGCCAAGCTGGGATCAATTCAAAAGTTGTATCATCTGCAAACTGACCATAGTAGTTTAGGTTGCCGACGACATTAAGACCTCCATAGTATCCGTAAAACCTCCAAACCGAGGCTGGGGTCTTATAGAATACTCTGCGAATCTTATAGTTACGATTCATCCTGTCTTGCTGGTTTGCTGTGAGTGCGGTGCCACTCTTTTCTAAGCTACCTGTT